CAGTTTACCATTAATAATCCGAGAAAGTAATTGTTCCAACAGCATGAATTTTATTTGATGCAACAGTAGTATCTACAATTGGAGAGGTGACCGTGAATCTTTCTAATGACGCAATGTTTCCGAGTGCTCCTTGAATATCGGAAAGATAAATTGTTTCACTGGGACCACCTTCCCGCAAAAATAGATCTTCCAGTTCAGCTTCAACAGCAGTTTGAACTGTCAATGTATTTGGGTAAATAGAAATATTAAAGTCAACTATTTGTTCGGTTAATGCGATCATGCTTAATCCCGGTTCCGCGCCCAATGGGATACCAACTGTTCTACCGGTCGCCGGATCACTATGCTCGACAAGATATTCTCTCATGGTCGCCATAGTGGCGGCGCTTGGAATATAAGGAGTTGAATTATCCATCACAAAGGCACACCCAACTGTACCCAGTCCATTATAACCGGCGAAAACCCATGTTCTTGTTACCCCGGCATTTTCCTTCATCCATTTACTATAATCATACGAACAACCGCCATAAGGCGGATACTGTTTTCTAAGCAACAGTCTTGCTCTTAAATCTGAGTCACTCTCTTCATCGACCCCACCGGTCAGACCGGACGCATCAACCGTAGCGGTAGTAGCAACTCCGACAGGCGGAGAAGTAAAAGTTAATTCAGTACCGGAATCTTGATTTGAGTCTGCACCAGCTACAACAGCGGTAACGGCAATAGTGGCAACCCCACCGGCTATTGTTGCGGCTTCATCAACAGTATAGATTATACCATCCTCCGTTGATAGTTCTGACTCTGCAAGAATAGTAGCCCCGGTGCTTCCCGTTACACCGCAATTCCCTTGTGCAAAAGTCGCAGCCTTTCTATTGATTCCATATTCATCTGCTAAGTCATCAAGACCAGCTTCATCAGCTTGAGTCACGAATCTTTGCTCGGCTTGATACCCGAGATAACTATATAACAAATGAATTGCTCCGGCGTATACTCTTGCGAGAACCTTTAAAACGCTTCGTCTCAAAAGAGAAGACCCACCAGTTACCCTTGTTTCAATATCGCTGGAAATTCTATCAACTAATTCTGTTAAAGTCGGTCGCTGAAAAGGCATTATTTTTACCCTTTAAAAAATCAATTCATCAACACCATCAAAAGTCATACTGTCTATTCCATCAAAACTAAAATAACCAATCTGTTTATAATTAGTTCCAGAAGATCCAAACCTTGCAAGGATATCAAAAGACATTGACGCACCTTGAACTGATTCAAGAATTAAAACCATGGTAACTTTAAAAGCTAAAAAAGTTGTTTGTCCATTGGGTTGCCTTTCTACTTCTATTTTTATCTCACTTGCCAACCCGTCATCAATTATCCACTGTAAACTTTCTTTTATATATTCTTTTGCTTGGACGAGAACTTCGGGAAGAGTTTTTGATCTTTCAAGAAGCCATATTCTCGAACCAATTTTATCATTTTGAACCGGTGGATTAATTAAATCACCCCACCATCCTCTTCTATTTGTATCAAGAATATTTGGGAGTATATCTTCATCTGCTGCTCTACCATCAGTAAATATAGATATAATAATTGCAGAAAATAAACCTTGCTCTAAAACCAAATCACCACTGTCGAAGTCAATGTTTGCTTCGAGTTCATTCTCATCCCAGACAAGTGCTATTTCTTGGATAGTCATTAATTTACTTTCGATGCTGAGAAATTAGAATTGGTCAGCAGAGTAGTTGGTGCCCCAGTATTACCGCCCTGTGGGTCAGTATGAACATGGTTATTGAAAAGATCTTTTAGATCAATCGTAGCTACTGCTTTGCCAGTCCCAGATGCCCCGCCAACAGTTACCGTTCCATTTAAAACAATAGTAGGAGCAATTAAATTAATAATCGTCGTTCCAGTATTGGTTACATTATTAGCTTGCACATATTTACTTGCCGATAAAGTTTCCGTGGACGTAGTTGCATCGAGAGTATGATCATCAACATTCTCATCAAGCAAGGTGCCGTTGACTTCGATCTCTCCCGAAGGCTTTAGATGAATTCGATGAGGCGATGTTTTATCCTGATATGAGTAGAGGACGACGTCTCCTGACGATAAATCATCAGGGCGATATCTTCTATCGTGAACACATATAACTATCCCTTGATGACGGTTACCACCGATAAAACCCGCTAATGCTTGAGCGTCTACGAGAGGATAACTCGATAACCCATACTCTTCAAATCGTTCGACGTCGGTTGCCACCTCATCGGCCAGTAGTTTTAATTGTAGTAGCTGAGTTTGATTGGAGTCATTGATAGCAGCTACCAGTGCTCTGCCAAGAAGCATCATAATACTATTCTTGATTGGTCTTAAAATTTTATTAAGTGCGTTCATTGTTTTTTGGCATCCAATGCACTAAGGAGATCAAACCCACTCGATATCTTCTCAGCCTGTGCAACCAGTTTAAAAGCATCAGGAGACATAACCGTGATTTTACAAACCATCCCGGAACTATCATCTAAAGAATAAGTGATATCTGTAATCAATAAAGTACCTTGTACCATTGAAATCTTATCACTTATTCTTACCAATGAATTAATAAACCAAGGACTCCCATCTTTCTGCGTCCAACCATTAACCATGTACTCGTATTTTCTTGAAAAACCCGCTCTCGTTAACGACTCCCATTTTGCTTTATCGGTCAACTGAGAGATTTGATTTACTACATCATCTGTAATAATAACGAGAGGTCGATGTCTAGTAATCAATTCATCTGTTGCTACTGCCTTTGGTCCGGTAACGGTTCCGAGAATAGCAGAAAGATCACTTTTACCACTTCCATTTCCCTTGACGATATAGTCACTATATCTTTCTACATTGCTATTCTGACTCGATCCGGCAATAATATTTTTACCAAGTTCAAGAGCATCGGTGGCTTTCTTTGCGGACGTTCTGGTCAGGGTGACTTTCCCATCGCCATACCCAATGGGAAGAATTGCGTTCATTCTGCAGAGTCTTAAAATACTATCGAAGACCGTATCGCCTTCTTTTGTTTTCCAAGAAGATGCGCTGGCCTTTGTTGCCACTGCAGAAGATGCACTGGCATCAGCAACAACCGAGAGAGCAAAAGGTTTACAAAGAGCTTTGGTAATATTTAAAACCGATTGATTGATGAATTCACTTTTAGAAAGAGGACCCCAGTTAGAACAATCAACCAAATCACCAACCTTATCTCTTCCCCTGATTTCCAATCTCTTACTACTCTGATCATAGTTACTTGTTATTTCTTCAACATATCCGGTTACTAAGCGGTGACCATTAACCTCGACAAAACATTCCTGACCAAGACGGAAACTAGTATCATCAACCTTATTTGGATATTGGTCCGTATAAGCCATGGCAAAGGAAGGAGCAAACTTATTTATACTATGACTGACCTCGACTGATTGCCAGCCGGCAAAACTCTTCCCGCCAATTCTTAATACTATTTTATTCGGACTATTCACTTAAGACTCTTAACTCCCCAGTCATAAAGCCGGGATGTTTAACCGTTAATTTGTTCCGTTGATAAATTCCATCCTCTCTACTCAAGTCATTGAATCTATCGTGGGCCAATTGCAACGAAGTAATACTATCAGGCGGTGCTTCAACTACTAATTCAACGGCAATCGATAAACCTTTTTCTCTCATAGCATTAATGAAAACGGCTCTAAGATCCTCAAGGGAACCATACAAATCCCTATGATCAACATAGATACCATAGTCTTGATATGGGTCGCTGGAAGACTCATCACCTAATTTCAAAAGTAAATAGTCAACTGACCTGACTATCTTATCCTGTACATCTCTGGCTTGCTGTAAACTGTCATATTCAACTCGAATAGCGGCGCGCATAGCAGCCATGAGTGCTTGTGCACGAATCATATTAACCATTGCTAAACGATTAGCAGCTTGTCTTGCTCTTGTTTCAGTAGTAACAAGAATCGGATCAAGGTCACCACCAATAGAACTCTCACTGTCACTTGATGAAACGCCATACCCATTATAGTCTGAGTCACCGGAAACCAACAAAAGTGAATTCGTCATCGATGACCCTAAGTCTTTTGATACCTCTGCACCATTGGGATCGAGTTTATTAAAATAAACTTGACCACTACAATTGCCGACGACTTCTCCTAAGTATCCAGAGGTAACAATATTTGCAAGACTAAGGACGCTTTCAAATACATCATTAACAAGTCCGGCTATCTGACAAGGATAAGCAGCAACTTCTAACATAGTAGCACGAGCGTCATCGAAAGTCATCTTTATCTGTTCAAGAGAACTCCCAGATGTAGCCCTGATTCTGGAAACTGTTGACTTCATCGAATTGACAAACGAACTAAAATCATTATTTACGCTGTCGACAACCCAGCCGGGCTGATCATCGATATCATATTGTGCATAAAAATTATCCGAGGAAGTATTCAAAACATTTTCTGCGGCTTCATCGACGGCACCAACTACATCGAGTTCTTCTGTCGGGGTGGTATTCTCTCCGGCAAGAACAAATGACATTGAAAATTTTGCCCACCCACCTGAGTCAAATGTCTCTCTAATACTCTGTGAGCCTGCGGTGACGACGAGTTTTTCTCCGAGAAAGCTATGGATAAGCTTACCGGGACCGGGCGCCTTTAATGCCGCTATGAGTGCGTCTCTCTCAGCAAAATAATCGAAGGTCCCAGCATTGTCCGGGGTCTGAATAATATACCCTTCAATAGAAAACTCATCGGCATTCATTCCAAGGTCTTCAGCATACGGGACATCTTTGAATGGATATTGATGAACTATATTTCTCCTGCCTACAGTATAACTATGGGAGAGAACTTTGAACGGGACACCCCTGAACGATGCTTGTCTTAAATTATCTCGCCAACTCATTTAGTATGCCCCTCCCATGCCAAGGTAGGCATCATTGATAACATTTACTTTAGCATCGCCCTTTTTATTAACACCCTGTACTGTAGCCGAAGTACCCTGATCCGAAGTAACCTTGATATTGATATCCGCTTTACTATTATTCGTATTAACGGTTGCTAATTGATTCGTTCTTGCTTGATCCATCATTGACTTACCTTCTCCACCACCCAGCCAATTCATAACGAAATCTGGAATCATATCGGTAATGCTATCATAAACTCTCAATGCCATTCTCTCAACAGCACCGGCGAATTGACTTATCTTATCTGGAATGGAAGTAAACCATGCTTCTATGGAATCCAAGTTTGCCATTATTGCGCTCACGGCAGCAGACATAGCAATAAAGGCCGCACCAATTCCAACAATGACTCCTACCGCCATAGCATTGGCAACGATAAGACCAATGGCGCCAGCAATTCCGGCAAGGGCAAGAGCGATAGGTCCAACAACCGCAACCAGCCCACCGAAGGCTAAAATCATTCCTTTTGCTGCCGGGTGCATGTCTTTAAAGAATTGAATAATCGGTACAGACCATTGAACTATTTTCTGTAATGCGGGGGCGAGAACATCTCCGAATGCAGCAGCGGCGGCGCGAACCTCATTCCACAATATACTAAGTTGAGATGCCATTGTACCGTAGCGGAGTTCTGCTTCTCTTAATAATGCTGAGTGTTGTGTGTCGCCCATTTTCCAATACTGTTGACCTCGCGCCATAGAATCGCGCAACATGTCACCTGCTTGAGCGGCACGCAATAAAGCATCTGAAACTCTGAATCCATCCAACCCCAGAGCATCTAATACTTGAGAAACGTTAACGCCTTTCTTTTCTAATCCACCAAGACCTTCAGTAAATAGAACCAATGCTTCGGCTGCATCATCCTTCCATAACTTCTCAAATACTTCTACAGGCTTTCCAGCTATCTTTGCGAAGGCTTGCATCTTATCGCTACCGGTACCAACTTCTTTATTGATACGGGTCATGACTTGAGAAAATGCAGTACCGCCGGACTCTGCTTCAATACCAACAGAAGAAAGAGCAGCGGCCATACCCATGATTTGAGGTTGCGTTAGTCCAACCAAAGTACCGGTACCGGCTAACCTCATACCAAGAGCAACAATTTCAGCTTCTGTCGTCGCCATGGTATTACCAAGACCAACGATAGTAGAACCTAACTTGTTAAAGTCATTCTGAGACATACTAGTAATGTTTGCAAATCTGGCTAACTGGGTCGCACCTTCTCTTGCACCTAAGTTGGTGGTGGCGCCTAAGTCGGCCATGACTTTTGTAAAGCCTGCGATCATAGGGGTCTTGATTCCCAACTGACCAGCAGCTTCAGCAATACCGTATATCTCTTCCTGACGTAAAGGAATTGAACTCGGTAACTTCATCAATTCCGTTTTTAGACCGGCGAGTTCTTCTTTTGAAGCATTGACAGTTTTAACGACCCCGGTGAAGGCGGACTCAAAACTAATTGCGGTTTTTAATGCCATTCCTCCGGCGGCAACCAGAGGGAGAGTTAAATATTTTGTGGCTGACCAACCTATTCTACCAAGGTTCTCACTGAACTTTTTAGCAATAGAATCCGACTGCTTAACTTTCTCGTTCCACTGATTAAAGTTATGCATGGATTGTTTAAGAGGACCGGAGAACCTGTCCACCATTTTAAACAATACACTAAGGTCAAATGTCTGTGCCATTATTGATCCCTCTGTTTATTCAGCCACTGACAACCTTCAGCCCAATATAACAATTCACGTGGTTCCATCTGCCAGATTTCATCTGCTGAAAAATGAAATCGTTCAGCGATAATCCAAGTTATTTCTTTCCATCGCTCAATAGCGACGACTCGGCTAAAAAATCATTGAAAGCCCCCATGACTTTCATCATATCTTCTATCTCGAGTTCATCAATAACTTCTTCAGGAACATTGCAAATCGAGGCGACCAGAGGGATCATTTTAAATCCGAGTTTCATAGACTGGATTTTATTTTCTCTGCTTTGTTCTTCTGTGGAACCTTCTTTGTTGGCCTCTTGTTGATCGACGAATACTTCATAAAGTTCGTCGGGCATATGTTTAAAATGTTTTGTCCGGAAAACATCAAAGGTAAAGGTATCGTAAACCTTATCACCTACTGTAACCGGTTTTGAAATTGTAACCGATTTCTTAACCATTTGTATTCGTCTCCTTTGCCAAACTAACCAGTAAAAGTAGTATTAAAATAATTGCCAAACTTAGTGATAATTCCCGACATGTCCTGAATATCCATACTCTCGATAACTTCTTTCGGGACATTACAGAGACAAGCTAATAAGGGCGCCATGGCGATTGACGCCCTTATTTTTTCCTCGACTGTCAATGTTTGTTCACCGATTACTTTATAAATGTCATTGGTGATAAATTTTAAATACTCCACTTTGAATGTCTGGAAAGTAAGGGATTCATATTTCTGTCCAGCTATGGAAAGTGGAGTGCCTAATTTTATAACGGTCGCCATATTTTACACCACTGCTTCTGTTGACTCAGTCCAGTATGCACCTTGAAACCGCAATGACGTTTCACCCTCGCCGCCAGTAATATCAAAGTTACGCAAACAAGTTGCTTGGTTCATCACATATACTTTGCCACCACGAGCCGCTCTAAAGATGAGGGTTCCGTTTTCTCTTACTCGGGCAATATCGCTCAAGGAAATATCATCCCGATCCGTGACCTTTACTTCGCACTCGGCCATGATAGGTTTCTCAATAAAACCATGATGGCCGGTGTCACCAATGATTGCTTCGAGTTCATAGTTTGCTTCGCCCGAAATACCAATACCTCTTGCAACTGCTCCTGCTTTATTCAGGAGCATGTTGCCATTCAAAAGAACTTCTATCCGACCAGTGATCCTTGCCATTTGTTGTACTCCTTATTATAGAATGAACTGAATTGTACCAGCCAGAACTCTAAACTGGTTAACAATATCCGGCGGCAGCAAAACGTTTACTCTATTAGGATCTGCGCTATCTCGTTCTACCGTCAGGTTAGTAATAAAATCATCCAAATTCTCAACCAATCCATTGTCTCTCAATAGAGTAAAGAGAGCAATACATTCTTGACGGACTGTACTCGGAGTCGCAATATAAGAACCCGGTTGTACTGGGAATCCATTATCGGCCAGCTTAAATCTCGGAACGATAAAACGGTTGGTCATTCTAATCAAGAACTGATCTCTGATTTCACCAAGAGTCGCCAGAGTTTGAATATCCAGATAACTCG